GTAATCAAAATTACCGTAAAAAAGTCTTTCCCTAATTATAATAGACTTATGATATTTTAATTTATCCAAATAACTTTGGGTATTATATTTATTGTCCGTAGCTAAACTTCTAATAAATATTCTATTTTTAGGCATATCGTTATCCTTAAACTCCGACGGTTGCCAAAACCTTCTATAAATATGTCCTTTACTCGGGTTAAAAGTTTCTAGCGTTCTAGCCGGCAAATTATATTCGGCGTTCATTTGTCTCCCGACCCTGGTTTGTAAAGTTTCTATTACGCTCAATTCTATTTGTTGGGCTTCTTCTATAAATCCGTCCGTATATTCGTATGATCCGAAACGGTCGTTTTCCGGGTCGCTTGGTTTATATTCTAATTCTAAAAATCTAACTAGGCTTCCGTTAGGAAAATATAATATATTATCCTGTCCGTCTAGTTTCCCTTGTAAAATCTCGGGTATTTTATAAATCCTACAAAATTTATTATAAGTAGACATCATACTACCCCTTACGTCTTTTAGCTTCTTACGTCCCCAAAAGCTATGCGTATCCGGGTAACTTACACGCCAAAGCCATTGCCAAAAAATACCGGTAAAGGTCTTAGACCCCCCGGCTCCCCCTCCTAAACCTACTTCCTCTATATCGTCGTAAACGTGGTTAGCGTCTAATAATATAGATAAAGCTTTCCTTTGCTTATCGTTCCCGTTTACCTTAAATTTTATTTCAAATTCGTTAAGGGTTTTATAAAAGAGTTTCTTCTCTGCTTTTGTAAATTTGCTTTTCATAATTCTATGCTTTACTTATAACGTATAGTTTTTTAATCCATAATAGTAACTTTTAGGCTTACGTTTTTAGCGTTTATATCCTCTTCGTCCTCTGTAGTTACTCCTAGGTCTACTTTAATCCTCGCCCTTTCTTGTCTCTTTTCCTCTTGAAATACCATTTTTACATAGTCGTCCTTCTCTGCTTCTAGGTTTTTACTAACTATAAGTTTAGCTTTCATAACCTGTCTTTTCTTTAAAACCTGCCTTCTATCTGCCCACTCCGGGTTATTACTGCAATAATGATAAAATGTTCTTATATTTATATCCGCCTCTAAACACGCTTCTTCGTCTGTAAATCCGTGTGTAAAATAATATTCTAAATCTTTTATCTCTTTATCACTAATTACTACTTGGTCTTCTATCTTTTGTATCTCCCCGGCTTTCAATAACTTTTGGTAGTGGTAAATAAAGGTTTTGTCTTCTATACCTAAAAGCCCGGCAAGTTCTTTCTTAGTCTTACCAGGGTTAGTGTTTATAATTTCCTTAACCTTTTTAGTCGTTGTTACTGCTTTAGCCATAGTTCTATAGTTTCCCCGAAAGTAAATAAAAAAACACTAGTACAAAAAAATAAAACATTGCTACTGATATAGTAAAAAATACCCTCGTTAGCCCTTTATATTTTCCCGTACTAAAATACGCTCCTATAACTGCTATTAAAATTAGTATAATTGCCATGATCTTAAAATTATTTTTTAAAATATTGTTTATCCTGTAAAGACTTGTTTTCGTAGTCTTCTTCTATTGCCCCTTGATTTTGGTATTTAGCCATATCCTTATATTGCATAATCCCGAAAGTTAATATTAAATAATTCCTTATATTATATGCTTATAATTATCTATAACGTTAATTATCCCCGTTTTTTCTCTATCCGGTAAGTTTTGTATATTCCCTTCAGCTAATAATTTATCCGCTAAAATGTTATTATAATCGTATAACTCTTTCATAAGGTTTGTTTAATTTTTAAAATGGTATGTCTTCTACGCTGATAGTATCCTCGTCCTTCTTTTGGTCTACCCCGTGTTTTTTATCGCTTTCCGCAAATTCGTCTTTTGGTTTTGCTGTACCTCCGTCTAATAAAATCATTTCCCTTACTACTATTTCCGTAGCATATCTTTTTTTACCGGTGTCCTTATCCTCCCAGCTTCTAGTTTTTAATTTCCCTTTAATAAATACTCTTTTACCCTTCGTTAAATAATTCCCGGCAATTTCTGCCACTTTACCCCAAAATACTAGGTTACTAAATTCCGTATCCTCCTGCTTATTTCCTTCCTTGTCTGTATATTGGCTACCTGTAGCTAGACTATTAGTTGCTACGCTTGTCCCCGAAGGTGTGCTTTTTAATTCTGTATCTCTTGTTACCCTTCCTAATAGGTTTACTTCGTTTAAATCCATTTTTTAAATAGTTATATAATTAAATTAAAATATTTTTGTAAAGTCCACTTTTCTATTTAAACACTTTATTTCTTTTTCCCCCTCCGTGTATTTATTATATCTTTTAATAATCGTTTGTACATTTTTAGGGTTTAGCTCCATACCGAAACAAACTCTTTTTGTTTTTTCTGCAGATATCATTGTAGTACCGCTTCCTAAAAACGGGTCGTATACGTTAAAACCTGGGCTACTTCCGTCTAGCATAAGTTTTGTAACTAATTTTACGGGTTTCATAGTCGGGTGTAAATCGCTTTTAGTCGGTTTATCCTCTCTTATGATCGTATTATTTTCCGCGTTTCTATAATTATTTACTAATTTTATAAGCTGGTTTTTGTCTAAATCTTTTAAAGGTTGGTCGTCGTCAAATACGCTTTGCCTAAAGTTTCAATAAAATTTATGTTTTCCGTTCCACCCGTAAATAATATTTTCATGCTTACTATTATAATCCTGCCTCCCTAGTACGTGGTTATTTTTTACCCATACTAAATCACTACTCGCGTAAGCCCCTACGTCTTCCAGGGCTAAATATAGGTTGTGTATTTCCTTCCCCGAAATAAAAATATAAAATAAATTATAATCGTTAAAAGGTATAATACTTAAAAAATCCCTAAAGAAAGCCCTATACTCTGTAATATTGTCGTTTATAATTTCGTCTTGGTTACGGTTTCCCTTCAGCTTTTTATTTAAAAAATCGTTTTTACTACTATAGTCCACTCAATATGGTGGGTCCGTTATAAGTAAATCTATTTTTTCTTTTCCTAAAAGTTTATCTATATGCTCCGCGTTTGTACAATCCCCGCAAATTACTTTATGATCTCCTAATTGGAAAACGTCCCCTACGTCTACTAATATTTCCGTTTTTTCTTCGTCTATTTCTTCTATTTCGTCGTCTCCCTCTCCGCTAGTTAAATTTATTTCGTTTTCTTTTCCATAAATTTTTAATAACGTTTCGTCTCCTAATTTTTCTAATACCAGGTTTATATTTTTATCGTTATCCACCGAAAGGTCCGACGCTCTATTATCTAAAAGCCTAAAAGTTTCTTTTTCTTCTTCAGATAATCCTATAACTTTTACTACTTCCGCTTCGGTTTCTCCTAATTCTAATAAAGCTAATTTTCTACCGTGTCCGCAAAGTATTTCGTTATTTTCGTCTATTCTAATTTCTGTTTGGTAACCTGCCCTTTTAATACTTTCCTTAATCACTTCTAATTGTTTTTTAGGGTGGTCTTTATTATTTAGCTCATATTCTTTTAACTCCGAAAGCGGTAAAGTTAATAGCTCTTTTTTAAATTTTTTTAAACTCATTTTTTCTTTTTAGCTAATATAAATTTTGTTACGTATCCGTTTACGTGGTCCGGGTTTTGGGCGTCTAATTTATTCGCGTTAAAATAACACTTTACCGTATTTTTAGTTTTTCCGGTAGCGTGTCCCAGGGTCTCGTAGCGTATGGATTGTTTTAAATTTTGTAAGTTTGCCATAAATCTATGCGTTATATGTAACGTATACAAAATACTAATAATATAATAAAAAGTCAAATAAAAAACCGCCGTAGCGGTCTTTTGTTTATTTTCTAAGTTGGTCCGAGTTGGTTAAATTGTAGCTCCCTTCGTCGGTTACTAAGTCTATACCAGCCATAACAGCCTATCTAGTCATTTCCGTCTTTATATGGTCTTCTACAAATTTTAACTTTTCCTCTAAATTTAAAGTTTTTTTCTTACCTTTTTTATCGGTAAAAACTATTACAGCTTCTTCTAGTGTCATGATCTAAATTAGGTTAAGTTCTACAAATTTATCGTAAACGTTTATAGTTGCTTCTACGTCCCTTTTACAATATTCTAAAATTTCCTTGTCTTTTCCCTGGTCGTGGTAAGCTTGTACCTCGCTCCCGTCTATCCCTTGTTTAGGTGTTGGTATATCTAAAAAGTTACATATTAGGTCTAGGCTACCTTTTCCCGAAAAACTTAAATATTTATAAACGTTATATAAATCTATAAAATGCTCCATTTCCCATGGTTTCTTCCCGTATGCTTTTAGTCTATCCGGTATTCTTATCCCGTGGCTCATTGCTCTCTTAACTATAAAAGGAAAATCAAAATTTATAATATTATGTCAGCAAAATTTCGGCATTATTTGTACTTCCTTCCCGTCTCTTTTTACTTTGTAGTCTTTTTCTACTATTTCAAAAAACTTTTCTATTTGCTCTTTTTCTGATCCTGGTAAGTTTTCTATTTTATTCCCTTCAGTTGTTTTTACTCAAACCGTAATAGTTAAAATTTTATTGTATTCCGGCATAAAGTTTAACCCTTCCCCGTATTTTTCTATAGTGTCTTTTATTTCTTGGTCTGTTAGGCTTTTTTCTTCCGTGCTTAAAGCTACGGTTTCTATATCAAAAAATATTATCATTGTTTTTTAAGGTTAGCAATTATTTTTTTAAAAATGTTTTTTCCTCCCGCTTGTCCTCCTTTCATGATTTTAATTTTTCTAGGTCTGCTACCTTTTTCCATAAAACTTGCGTACATTCCTGTTTTGTCTTCTCCTGGTTTTGCCGGGTCTACTCAAAATAAAAAGTTTTCTAAGTCTCCGTCTTCTAAGGCTTTAGATAATTTTTTAGCCTCTTTTTCTATAATCTCGTTTATGTCTTTTTCGTGTTTTCTTCTAAATTGACACCCTGGGCAATTGCATTCCTTTTTTTCCTCTCCTGGTTGGTCTTCTACTTCTTCTTTTTTGTTATATTTTTCGTTATAAATTTTTTCTTTATATGATCTAAGTTCTTCTTTTTTCTCGTTATATAATTTTTCATATTTTACTTCCATTTTTTCTTTTAGTTCTAACTCCTGTAAATGTTTATTTATAAAATAATCTAAATTTTTATCTATATATTTACTAGCTTGTAAAAAATCGCTCCTATTATCTATAAGGATATTACTTAAATCTCTCCTATTTTCTTTATCTATATATTTTTCTAAAACCTCTTTTAGTAGTTTAGCCATTTCCTTTTTATTTTCCCCCATACTTAAAAAATCTGTTATAGTTTCCCTTAGTACTGTAAAGCCTTCGTTAAATCTATTTTCTAAATCTTTTTTAATTTTTCCTTGTATAATTTTGTCTATATTTTCCATTTTTATTTATGGTTATGTTTTAATATAAGTAAGCCTACGGCTTTTTTTACCTGGTCTACCGTTCCAGTTACTTTGTAGCACCCTACCCCTTTTTCTATTCTAAATAATAGCTCTAGCCAGTCCCCGTATTTGTTTAGCTTTGACCTGGGGTATTTTTCTAAAATATTGTCTAACATATTTTTAAAATTTGGTACCGGCACTAATGTCGGTACCTAAGTAAAATTTAGCTTTGTTTAGCCTTTCCCTCGTTAGTAATTTTAACCCCTTCCCTCATTGTAATAGTTCCTATTTCTTCTTCTCCTACTCTCTCGATTAGTATTTGGTAATCGTGTTTTTCGACTATTTCTTGTACTTCTTTTAAAGTGTCTTCGTCTAATAAACTACCGTCTTTAATATGTAATACTTTTAATTCCGGCGTAAGTATTGATCCTAATTGTATGCTTACTTTGATTTGCTCTGCGGTGTTAAGTTGTGTAAATGGTACGTTATTTACTAAAACCCCGGCGTTTTTATCAAAATCTATGTAATCCGGCAAGTTACTATCTTTTATAAGTGCTTCCCTTTCGGCTAATTTATCTTTATATTTAGTATCTAGCCCCGTACAAAGTTCCTCTTGTTTGTTGTATTTTTCTAAATTTTCTTTTTTAAGTTTGTATTTTCTTGCATTTTCGTTAATTTCTTCGGATTTGTTTATTTTTTCCGTAATTTCTTCTAAATTATGTTTTTCGCCTTTTTCTAATTTAGTTTCCATATCTTTTAAATCTTTTTCCGCTTGGAAATTTTTACCCTCTAAACGCTTAATTTCTTCTTTTAATTCGTCTATTTTATCGTTAGCGTCTTGTATTTCGCCTTTTTTCGTACTTACTTCTACTTCTAGATCGTAAAGTTCGTTATTTTCTTTTTGCTTTTGGTCTCTCTCTGCTATTAAATCGCTTACGCTTACTTCTTTTACTTCCTCTACCCCGGCGTATTCCGAAACTACTCCTTTTAGTCTAGATAGTTCTCTATTTTCTATAGTTCTATCCTCGTAAATTTTTCTAGCTTCTTCCTCTACGGCTGTAGTATCTATACCAGCTACCTCCTTAATAATTTCTATTTGGTCCTTTGGTTTTTGTCTACCCATTTCTAAAGGGTCTATAGTAAAACTACTAAAAAACGTATTTAGTTCCTTTTGTCCTAATTTTTCCCCCGAAGTATCTACTATACGTAAAGTATCGTACCCCTTAGCTTCTCCCTCTGTAGGTTGGGTAAAAGTTCTATTTATAATAATTTCTCTTCCCTTGCCTTCTAAAACTAAATTTACTACCGCTTTTTCTTTATCGTGTTGTACCAGTCTAAAAGGGTCGCTATTAAAATAGGTTTTCCCTTTTATCGCTCAAAAGATAGCGTCTATAATTGTACTTTTACCGGACCCGTTTTTACCTGTTATAACGTTCCAGTTTCCTAAACTATCCTCAAATAGTTCTATATTACGTAAATCCGTAATCTTAATATTTTTTACTTTCATGTAGCTAAAAGTTAATTATAAAATATTTTTACTTATAAAAAGTAAATCGCAACGTACTACGGCTAGGGTAAGGAGGGAACCTATACCGATAGTACGCTACGACCTACCTTTTAGTAGGTCCTTTTTAAATTTCGTAATCTAAATATTTGCTAAGGTCTAATTTTTTCCCGTTTATGATCAGTTTTTCTAATTCTACTAACCCCATATCTTTTTTTACCTCTCTAATAATTTCGTCATATTTGTCGTGGTGTTCTATCCCGCAAACTAAATATTGTAAATTACTTTCTAATAATCTAAATTCCGGGTATTTCCCTTTTGGTAAAATATGCGGAAAACTTGCCGGTTGTATATTTTCCTCCGTAAGTTCTTGTCTGCAGATAATACAAAAGTTTTCTTTTGCTTTAAATTTCTTTTTGTAAATATTCTTAAATAAAGTTATTTCCTTCCCTCCGGTTGCTAGTCTCTCTTTTCTTTTATCCGAAACCTTTTTAACTGCAGTTCTTTTTAGTTCTGTCGGTTTCTTTTCTTTTTTTGTATGCTTACTAAGTTTACTAGCGTCAAATTTCTTAACGTTACAGGCACACTTTGTGTCCGGCGTCATTTTAAGCATACCGCATTTCTTGCAGGTAGTAGCCATTTTATGTAGTGCTAAAAGTTAAAGTTTTGTATTTAAACGTAAAAAGTGGCGATATGCCTATTTAAACACATCGCCATTATATTCTTTTATTTATTTTTGTCCAGTTTTTTCATTACTTTTTTATTCTTTAAAGGGTGGTTAGTTGTAAAATTGCTTTTATATCCTAACACTCTATATTTATGTTTTAAATTTTCGCTCCTGGTACAATATTCTAGATTACTTAATCTATTATCTGTTTTAATTCCATTTTTGTGGTTTACTTCTAATTTACTATCTCCCGAAAAAGTTAGTAAAACTAATCTATGTATAGAATATGATTTTTTTATTCTATCTTTTCTAAAATAAACATAGGCATATCCTGTTCTATGTATGTAAGGTTTTAAAAGTTTTTCTTCTCATGTATTTTTATAATCTAAACTTTTTACGTTTCCTAAATTGCTAACCTGGTATTTTTCAAATCCTGGTATCGTTTTAAATATTTCCATAATATTAAAATAAAAAAACTA